GTGCAAAGAGCGATTTCACCTTTTTCATCATTAAAATCAGTTAGTGGTTTTGTTGGAAGATTAATTTCACAACATAAATTTGACTGACGAATAGGTGCAACTTTTTCATCAAATGATGAGTGAGCATTAGCGTGATCTACGTTCATTAAATAGATACGACCTGTGTTTTTACGCTCTTCAATAAATTTTGAAAATAGTTCAATAGCTGGGATTGTTTTTTTGCGAATGTTAGGGTGCACTTCCGCTTTTTCATACAAGTACTTGAATTCTTCTTGATCATTAAAATAAGCTTCGTATAAACCTGGCACATCTGATGGAGAGAACAAAGTAATATTGCCGCCTTCTAAGAGACGTTCGTACATCAGTTTATTAAATTGTACTCCATAGTCCATATGTCTGACTCTATTGTCTTCAGTTCCTTTGTTGTTTTTAAGGACAAGCAAATCTTCCACTTCGTAGTGCCAGATAGGGTAATACAAAGTGGCTGCTCCATTTCGCACTCCTCCTTGACTACAAGATCGTGTTGCAGATTGGAACATTTTATAGAACGGTATAACTCCTGTATGGTAAGCGTCTCCGCTTCTGATGGGAGAACCAAGGGCTCTAATACGTCCAGCTCCGATGCCGATGCCTGCTTTTTGACTGACATACTTAACAATGCTGCTAGTAGAAGCATTAATACTGTCCAGCGAATCGTCTGTTTCAATAAGGACGCATGAACTAAACTGTCTTTGTGGAGTGCGTACACCAGCCATAACAGGAGTAGGCAAAGAAATATCAAAGGTAGATATTGCATCATAGTAGTCTTTAACCCATTTCAATCTAGACTCTTTTGGGTATGCCTGAAAAAGAGTCATTGCAATTAGCATATAAGCCATTTGCGGAGTTTCGTATATTCTCTTTGTAACACGATTCTGCACAAGATATTTACCACGAAACTGTTCCATCGCAGCATATGTAAGAGTATTATCTCTATCATGTTTAATCGTTTTATTTAGTTTGTTAAACTCTGCTTTCGAGTATGCCTGTAAAATTTCAGAATCATACAATCCAAGCTCAACATTATTTTCAACTAAGTTACGTAAGTTACAAGGCTCGAATTGGCTATACACCATTTTTCTTAAGTGGTAGTTAATTAATCTTCCTGCTACCCACTGATAGTTAGGAGCGTCCTCTGAAATGAGATCAGCAGCAGCCTTGATTAAAGTTTCTTGTATCTCAGCAGTTGTCATTCCATCAAAAAATTGAATCTGACTTTTAATTTCAACTTCACTTGCACTTACACCGTTAATTCCTTCGCAAGCATAAAACACCACCTTGTGTAATTTTTCGATATCAAGAGGCTCACGAGAACCATCACGTTTAATTACTTCTGTCATTATTTTTCCTTTATTGTATCGTGCTGATGTTGTCTTCTTTGACAATAGAGATTTTATCGATAAGTGGGTGGGTAAAGTCGTGTGAGATTAAGAAGACATTTAGATTATCTTCTTTCTGTAGCACTTCGATTAGTTTATCTTTTCCTTCGTCATCTAATACTCCAGTGATTTCATCAAGGAATAAAAGATTAACACTACTACCTCCAAGCTTAGATAGTAGATTGCGAATTGCTAACAAAATAGAAGTTTGAATCCTACTAAATTCACCACCAGATACGGTTTCAATTGGAGTTGATATGCCATTATTGATAACAGAAATGTTTAATTTTTCTTTATCAAGTTTAAACTCAACTTGAAACTGACCATCACTTAACAAAGATAAGTAATAATTTATAGAGTTTTCTAACTCTTTAGTTAAATTTTCTAATTTAAACGCCACGATGCCAGATGTGCTAAACGCTTTTTTAAGAATATTTAAAGAATTTATCTGATTTGATTTAGTTAATGTAACATCTTTTATATTTTTTTGTCTAATTGAAAATTCATTTTTTTGGTCAATTAGTGCTTCAACTCTTGCATTATGAATTCCTACCTGTTTGTTGTGTTCTTGTGCTTCGCTTGCTGCATAAAACTGTGTAGAATATTCTCTTTTCAGAGAGTTAATTCGTGACTCAATATCTCCAATGTCAGGATAAGTTTTAGGTATTGATGAATCTATTAATTGTGTAAGATGCTCAAATCTTTCTATTTTTCTTTTGTTCTCGGCATACTGTTTTTTGAGAGCATCAGTTTCTTTAACCTCATTAGACCATTTAGTAGCTTTTATCATACCCTCTCGATGTAAAGTAGTCTTTTCATTCAGCTGATCTTGTAAATCTTGTTTAATAATCTCAAGATGAGAAACATCGATAGTTTGACCACAAGACAAACATTTATCATTCAGTTTCATGTTAGAAATATCATTCACAAGCCTATCCATATCGCGTTTTAACATGATCAAATCTTGTTTAAGAGTTTGATATTCATCCCAAAATTCAAACTCAGCTGGTTCTTGTAGTCCAGCATCAAACTGTATAGAATCACGCTCTTCTGAATACATGTTATTTTTATCAATTTTTTTGCAAGTTGCTTCATAGTTATCAAGCTCTTGCTGTAGAACTCCAATTTGCTGCTGAAGATTTTCATCTACTGATGGCACATCAGATTCAGTTTGTTTTTGAGGAATTTTAGTAATTGCTAAAAAATCTTCAATAGTTTTGAGCTCACCTTGAAGTCTACTATATTCACGATCAGTTTCAATCGCTTTTGCCTTAATAGTATCACCGATGGCAATATACTTTTCAAGGTTAAATAGGTTGATCAAAAACTTTTTACGATTAGCATCTGTTGCTTTTAAAAACTCAAGTAAATCTGTAGATGACTGATATGTAAGTTGTGAAAACACATCAAAGTCTAGTCCAATGATTTGAGAAATAATTTTGTAGGTATCTAACACTTTATGATCTGATATATCAACACCATTTTCTAAAAGCTTTACTTTTGTTTGTGCGCCACTGCGACTAACTGTAACGATATAATCTTTACCATCAGCAACAAAAGTAAGTTCTGATTTCCAGTTCTTTTCTTTTGACCAACGATTAAGAATATCAGATTTTTTGATTCCTTTGATATTTTTATTAAATAGAGTTTCTTGAATAATCATAGCAATAGATGACTTACCGCTACCATTAGGAGCTGTAAGCTGAGTAATTATTGCTTTTTGTAAATCAATTTCATTATCTTTTCCATATGAAAACATATTAGAAAATTTAAGTGTTTTTAGTAATATTTGAGACATTATACTTTTCCGTTTTTTAGTTGATGCACTTTTTTAAGAGGGAATCGTTCATCAAATTTATCTTTAAATCTAGGCCAAGAAATAAAAGGAGTAAATAGTGTTTTAGAATACGAATTAACTTCTTCAATTATATCAAATAGTTGATATTGATCAACGTATTCCCAGCCTGTTAGTTTTTTACGTCTAGGCAGTTGTGGATATACAGAGTAGATAAATTCATTATCTTTCATGCCTGGTTGATCTGGGTCATAGTTTGCGGCATAGTGACAAAAAATAGGTTCAAGAGATGTAAAAGTAAAGAACTTTTTATTTTTAGCGATTGCTTGTTTAACTAAATTAGGCGAATCCTCATTCCAACCGATTCCAATGTATGGATCAAAGTCAGGATTGTGCCCTGAAAAAACTATGATTTCAGACTCTTTTACATAGTTAAACAAATTAGTTAGTGCTATTTGTGAATAAGATGCCGAAAACTGACCATAGGTGCATGCATCAGGAATGATGTGTTTGACAAATTTATCAAAAGAAAGACCAATCAAATTATAAGGAATTGATCTCTGTTTACAATATTTAATAGCATACATAATGTCATAGTCATTCGCGCCTTTAAACAGTCTCTGTATTAACACTCTAAAAGGAATATTTAGTTGATAAAATGTTTCTGCTACTAGTTCTGAATCTATTCCTCCACTCATAGTAATTACGTATTCACCTTTATGTGTTTGATGAAATTTTGATACTAACTTTTTCATATCAACAAACAAGTTGCTTCCTCTTCTTGAATACTCTGGTACAGAGACTATAGCTCCTCTATGTATTCCAGCAAAATCCCAATCATAATCAGCAGGACGCCAAATTGATTGATTTTTTTCATACAACCAATAAGTACGGTTCAAAGAATAATCAATTGAGTCCCAAAGACTTGTACTCATTTAACACCCTTTCAGTATCAGCTACCTTAATATGGTTAAGATAGATTTCAAGTTCTTCATAGATTGTTTTGTTTTTTAAATCAAGAGTTGCATCTTCTTGAGGCTTTTCTACAACTTTTTTGTCTAGTAGATCAGACCGTTCAATCTTTGACAGTTGATCTATATTACCAGTCACCTCATACATCACATGATGATGAGAATCAGGTCGCATTTTTTCTCCAGCTTGAATTGTGCGACGTACTAGCTTTGGAAGATCTAAATCGTAAAATTCACGTGTGTAGTTATGTGAATCTATCACTTCATAAATATCTACTCCGTATTTACGCTTTTCATCGCGATCAAAAGTTGTATTAACTGGCGATCCTGGATAATAGCAATTAGTGTTTTGATAGCGGTGATTAAAATGTAAATCACCTAACAGTGTCAAACCCCATGGATTAAGCTTATCAAAGTCATACTCTGGAGTGATATGTGGTGGAACTTCTCCGCGAATATGAGTCACAAGAATATCTCCAGATTCATACTCAGGTAGGTTATCAGTTTGCATCTCGCCATATGGAAACAACTGGAATCCTTGTCCTGCTATTTCACAACGACCATTTCTGGTAAATACCTGCACATGAGTATTTTTGATAGCATTCTTTTCAGTTAAATGCTCAAAGAATGTTTCCCCCTTGCGAGTAGCTTCATGATTTCCTGGAATGATGAGAGTGGGAACGGTCACTGAATTGATATAGCTTAAAAACAGTGAGATTTCATCTGGCTCAGGCTTTTTATCAAAGATGTCACCAGCTATCACATGCACATCTACACGTGCCTCAAGGGCGATCAGCTTGCGAAACATTTCACGAAATCGATTGACCTGCCAATCGTATGGAACCTTCTTTTTGTGTAGATTGATGTGCCAATCAGCTGAACATAAAATTTTAATCATTTACCTTCTTTCTATTATAGTGTACAAGATATTTTATCAGCAACTAGACTATTCCACATAGGACCGTAGTGCTGCATATCACGAGCTAGATCAGGAGATCTAAGTTTATTGGTTAAGTCATAGTGATCGTGTCCACCAAACTCTTTCTCTAAATCTATTATATTAAATTGTGATACAGAGTGTCTATAGCTGTTTGAAAAAATTTGTCTATAAGTGTCAAGTAAAAATACAGAGTGTTCTAGATTACCAAAAGTGAGTTGCACTAAGCTTTGTAGCATCTGTTTGTTATGAAAATTTTTATCATAACCACTAATCAACAGCTTGTTTACGAGTCTATCTAAGCGATGAAATTTTGTTTTCTCATATACATTAGTTCTAGTAGGATACGTCCAAACAACAATTACTTTTTTAACCTTAGTATAGCTTAAAAGTAAGAGAGTATTAAGAAATTGGTGCTCACAAGACGAACTAGGAACACCTAAATTAATACAATTTACACCTGTCTTTTTTTGTATAAGATGTGGAATTGTATCTTCTAATCTATTTCCAGACCCAAATATGTGAGAACACCCGACAACTGCATAACTATTAATCCAATCTATTTCATCAAATTCTTTGCATCTGTATCCTTGAGAGTTTAATTCATAAGTTATTTTATTATTAGCATAAAACCAGCTTTGATCTAACTTTTTAAGATTTTCTTTAAATAGGCTTTTAGTGTCAAGACCATGCCACTCAACAGTTACATTTTTAGGGTAGTCTTTCCCTCCTAATATTGGTAAAAGAGTTATTTGTTTATGCACTATAATATCTGTTCAAAATAAAATTTTTGTTATTGCTAATTCTCAAAAAATATGCTAATTTATGTGAGTTAGCTAGTGAACAACGCATCACCGCAGGTGAAAAGCTGTGGAACAAGGCTTGAAACGTTGTGTTCTAGCGTTAGTCTCGGAGAGACGCAGCCGTGGCAACGGAGTTGCCTAGTAGTCACGTCACTGTTGTGTCTAAATCTCAAGATACTGAAAGTTTTGCGTATACCAAATAGCAAAAGTGTATCTTTCTCCTTTTAAAACTTTTGTCACCCCGTGAACAAACTTATCATTTGATGGAAACACTAAAAGTGTGTTAGCTTTTGGTTTATAACTCCAATCAAGTTTTGGAAAATAAATCTCTCCACCCTCATACAAATCATTAATATAGTAGATAGCTGACCATGTTCTAAATGATGTTGGGTGATCAGTTTGATCTCCGTCTGGCCAAGAGTTATCTGAATGCACAGTCATCTCTCTTCCAGTTTCCCACCTAGTAAGCTCTGTATTATCTGGAAAGTGAAGCTCACCTGTGTATTCGTGAATTAGTTGTTGTCCTAAAAATCTACAAAGATTCATATAAGATTTAAATGTATATCTTATCTCATTTTGAGAATCTAAAAGTTTAAAGGGAATAGTTCTCCCTTTAAACTCTTCAATAGTTTGGGCTTTCGTAAAATACTGATTATTGAATAGATTTTTGTTTTTATCTAAAAATCTACAAAGATTAGGCCAATGATACTCATCATCAAAAACTTCTCCTCTGATGATGATACTATTTAAACACTTATTTCGTTCCTCTCCAACTATTGGTTTTAGTTGGTATGTTTTAGCTTCTACCAATGATCTTTCCTACATCACCTTCAAATGTGTAGCTTCCTACATGATTAAGTTTTGTATTTGGATCTAACCAAATCTCACCACCCAAGTTTTGCCATCTACGGCAGAAAGTATAGTCCTCTGAAAGATATCGATTATCATTAGGATCTAACCAGGTATCAAACAAAGCATAACAATATTTATTAAATTTTGGATCAATATTGGAATCATTACGATAATGAAGTTCAGGATACTCTTGCATCATTTTTTCCAGCACTTCACGTTTAATCAAAAAGAAACCGGTTGAGGCATCTAATACTTCTACTGCGCCGTTTTCAACTCTAACTTGTTTTTTCTCTATGTCTTTGAACTTAAAGTTAATGGCATACTGAATCGGAAGGGCTTTTTTTGGGTATGCAGCTGCCATAATAGGCTTGTCATAAGCTAAAGCTCTAAGAATTGACTCAGCATCAAATTCAATATCAGAATCAATAAACAACAAATGAGTACAGTCTGATTCCATAAACATAGCTGTGAGAATGTTTCTAGCACGAGTTACTAAAGATTCGTTACGTAGTGTTGTAACTCTAAAATTAATTCCATGTCTCATTAGAGTTTGAGACGCTCGAAACATAGATAAAAAGAATTGATCTGTCAACATTCCACCATAGCAAGGGGTCGCAAAAAAGATGTTATGCTTTCTCAATTGTTCAAGATCAATTGTTGCTTGATTACCGTCAACGGCTTTGAAAGCACCGAAAGACTTTTCCTTCGGTGCTTCTTTACCGTCAGCAGGTTTCATATCTGCTAAAGATTTTTTCATTAGGCTAAATCATCCACGTCTTCTACAGGCTTGAACTCGTCGGACACATCTCCGGCGAAATATGCAGTATTTTGCAACAACCACTCTTTTTGTTCATCATAACTTTGACGCTTATAGATTTTAGAAAGGTCAAAAAGCTCAAGTTCTTTTTCTGCATCTGTAAGAGGTGAATTATTACGAGCTGGAATGATTGAATACTTAACATTTTGTGGTAGTGGCCCTGTTTTTTCTTTTTTGATCGTAATGTCGTATCCATTACTAAGATCAGCAGGATTACCATAATCAGGATTTGTAGCGTAATCTACAATCTGTGAATAGATTGTTGCTCGAAGATCAAACAGTTTAATTTGATTATCTGAACGATCAATTACGTTACAAACGTAAGAAAACTGAGGCTTATCAGAGTAGATAGCTTCATCGATTTCTTTGAAAGGGTCAGGAGCAGAATTATCAAATGATTCTGCCTCACGAGAAAATTGTAGACATTCTACAGGCATCTTCTTGCCTTCTTTTGTTACTACCCAGTAGCAGTAACGAGGCATGACATCTCCAACAAGTCTTACTTTAGTGTCACCGACACCGAGTGTTAACCGTTGAATTTCTCTGCGTTGATTTGATCCAGAGGACTGTTTTCCTTTGGCTTGATCCCATGCGACCATAGTTGTTTCTCCTTTGTTGTTCGTTAGAACTTATGTGTAGGATTTCCTCGACTCCGAGGACTCAGGTAAAAAATATATTTTATCGCCTTTTATTTCTAAATAAGGGCTTTGTAATTCTTTTCTAATGTAATTTTTAGCGATATAGTCTTGAGCTTCGCTAATTCTACGCATAGAAAGCATATGTAAATATTCAAGTTTAGTTTGTGTATCTACATTATGTGTAAAGAACCAAGGATTTTTTAAATAACTCATAGGTTCTTCAGTTTTATATTTACAAACTAGTTTATCTTTTTTCTGTTCTAGTAAACCAGCTGTAAACAAAAACATTGGAATATGGTTTATATTTAGTGCTCTCATTAATCCTTTAGTTGTTCTAGCATTATACAACGAAGTTTGTGCAAATGCCAAGACTAGAATTGCAGCTTGATCTTTTCTTGCCTTTGAGACTAATTCGTACCAATTAAAGTATGTAATATCCACGAGATTTATACCATTCTAACCGTTTAGTTTGTTGTCTTGCTACAATCCCACCTGATAACCACCAATCTACTATCATAGGGACTTGCTTATCAGGGTGTTCACGAATGATACGACCAATTCGCTGTTCAAGCTTAATAGGATTGTTAGAAGGACAAGTAAGATACAGTGTATCAAGCCTATGACAGCTAATCCCTTCATCAAAAAGTTTTGTTGATAAGACTGCTTTATATTTTCCTCCAACGCCCGAAAGAACATCTTTTCTAGTTGATTCATCTGTTTCTCCAATCAAACATATACTATCAGGAATTAGCTCCTGTAAATCTTTTAACATTTGCACACGCTCACCTAATATCAGAGGACATCGCCCAGAGACTATCTGTCTTTTTGCAAAATCCGCTATGGCAGCCAAGTAATCTTTATTCTTGCAAAGTTGGTTCAACTGGCGCGACCAGTCTCTTTTTGGATCGATTACTGGAAATCGGAAGTCTGTACGTTTAATTTGGACTACTGGGTCTTGTAACTGCCTTGGGTCCCGTGCCTCTACTAAATATGGTGAAAAATAGTCTGCTAAGAATACATGCTTACCGTCTTTACGCTTTGGGGTAGCAGATATACCAATTTTTACTTTAGCATTTAATGAGTTAAGAGCCGTTGAGAACATTTCAGCAGGGCAGAGATGAGCCTCATCAACAAGGACGGCAGAGAATTTGTCTTCTAGCTCATCTCTTCTATTATAAACTGACTTGTAAATTCCTACTGTAATATCTTGTACATCAAACAATCCATCACCAATCTTGCCAATTTTAGCTGTTGGTAATTGTCTTTCTAGTTCTTCGATCCACTGACGGAATAAAAGTTTAGTGTGAACCATTACAAGTGTTTGAGTATTGTTTTTTGATATTATCTCACACCCTGTAAATGTTTTACCCCACCCACACGGAGCTTGCAAAATACCTGATCTAGCCCTACCTCTACTAAAAAACTTATCTACTACTTCTTGTTGTTCCCACCGCAACTTACCAGAGAACTCATGAGATTCTTCCATCGAAACAAAGTTTCTTTGGTCTTCAATTTCTTCCCACTCAAGTTTATGGTATGAGTTTGACGGTACGATATAGTATTCATCGTCTTCTGAAATGGTGGAGAGAAATTCATCTCCATTGTCATAGGTATATAATTGTAAAAGTTTATCCGCATCTTCAACATCTTTCTTTTTAATATAAATTTTATCTGCGATTAAAATCTTTTTTACTTTGGCTTTGTTCATAATAAAATCTTCTTTCTTACGTTCACGTCTTTATCATCCATAGTAAATTGTTTTATATACCACTCATTATTTATGCTAACCATCACAGCGTAAAGTGATTCAGTGTCTATGGATAGTTCTTCTTGTGTTGGAACGTGAAAAGGATATGATATTTTATTTACCCATATTAAATTATCTCTTGTTTTTATGATTTTCTTTTTAATTGATAGGTGATAAGATCTGTCTGATAAGTCAAAAAGTTTAGCATCAGCATCCATCCCCCACATAGGACGCTGAAATATTAACTGTTGCAAATCTTTACAAGTGCAGTCGAAGTTAATTCTTCTGTTCATCTGTAAAAGTCTAGCAAAATAGTCTCCATCTAGTGATTTATCATCAACTGTTTCTTTATGGCTTGATAAAGTTCTATTAATAAATATCTTATCTAAGGTAAAAGAAATTTTTTCTGGTTTTTTATATAAACCAAAGAATGGAAACTTTATATCATCAAACGTCTTCAAGCTCACCCCAACTTGGACCAATTTCAAAATCTACCTTGATTGGACAACCTGGAATCGTAAGTCCACGATCTTTTTGAATACAGCGACGTGCATTATCAATATATGTATCAACTAGATCTTCTCTTACCTCAGCTACAATAGAGTCATGCACTACTGTAAAGGGTAAAATAGCATTGAGATAATCATTATCTTCAATCCATGTAATTAAATCAACAACTCCTAGTATGTTAATATCAGAGGCTACTGACTGAACTAAAAAATTAACCCCTGATCTAATAGCGTGTTTTGCTACTCCTTGGTTTGGTGACTTAGCTTCTGGAAGTCTCCGCTTCCGACCAAAGAAAGAATATATGAAAGCGTGGTTCTCAATCTGCTGGTTAGAAGAATCGATAAACTTTTTCAGCATTTTAGCTTCTGAGAAATATTTATTAATAAATTGTTTGGACTGTGGGACAGAGATCTCTTCTCCTGATTTAGCATCTTTATTAACAGTTTCTGCAATTTTTGCAGGACCAGCTTGATACATGATACCAAATGTAATAGCCTTAGCATACTGTCGCTCATTAGGATGAATCTTTTTTACTTCATTTACTTCTTCAGGTAAGTTAAACATTTGTTTTGCAACATAAGAGTGAAAGTCAAGTTTGTCAATGAACGCTTTCTGTAAAAACTGATCACCACTTAACATAGCTGCATAATATACCTCAGCTGTTCCTAAGTCACATTGAATTATTTTATATCCTGGTCGTGCTCGGAATAGTTTTTTGATGTCTTTGTTGTCTCGTGGAATATTCTGATAGTTAAGGTTTCCGCTACTCGATAAACGTCCCGAAGTAGTACCATGAACATTAAAACCAGAACGAAGCCTGCCATCTTTATCTACTCCATTTCTAATGTTAGATATATAAGTTCCTGCTAGTTTAGTTTTCTCACGCAAATCAAGAATAGCGTCAGCAAGAGGATGTCCCATGTTTGCAAGAACTTCTTTATCAGTTGAAGGAGCACCAGTCTCAGTTTTTTTACTTACCTTCATGTTAAGAATGTTAAAGAACAACTCACGAAGATGATAAGTAGAATTAGGATTAAAGTCTTTACCTTGTGTACGCTCAAAACGTTGCACCGCGTCACTCATCATAATTTCTTCAAGACACTCTTCCATATCGATTGTATATTGTTCTGTAAGATATGTAACTTGATCGATATCAATTGGGCCGCCATTCTTTTCAAGACGCTTCATAGCATGCGTAGCTGGCATAAGAATAGTTTTATAGAGTCGATTAAACTCTTCACTCTTATCCACAAGTGGTTTGAACTTAACATAGAGCTGAAATGTTGCATCAGCATCTTTACACGCATAAGGGGCAAGAATATCACTAGGTAACATTCCATAGTTAAAATCAGCAAGTTTTACTTTATTTTTACGAGCCCAAGACTTTTTATACTCATCTAGCTCACGTTCATAATCACCTAAATCAGTGAATCTCAGAGCAAGTGGTTTAAGTCCGTGTGTCCCAACAGCTTCTTCTAAACAGTAATGAAGTAACATAGTATCTTCATAATCAGGAAATTCAAATCCAAGTTCTGTTTCCATATAGTTAGTATCAAACTTTGAGTTATGGAAAATACATTTACGGTTTGCAAATAACATGTGAAACCATTTTTTATTAGCGTTTACAATATCAATAGACACATATAAACCTTGATGTGGTCTGGTAGAAATAGCAATACCTAAAATAGTGCCTGTTTGAGGAGACACAGAGGTTGTTTCAATATCTACTACAAGTGTTGGTGCATCTTCAAGTTCTTGTTTATACTTACTAAATTGATCAGCTGTTTCAATAAAACAATAATCTTTATCAGCTTTTTTGCCAATATCCTCACCTGATAAAAGTTTTGGAATCTGACCAAAAGCACGCTGAATCTCATCTTCAAGTTGTGGTTTAATAATAGTAATTTTTGGGTGCATAATAGGAAGATAGCGTTTTTCTAAGAACACACCATTATATTTTTGTACACCTGTCATGCCAGCGACATATTTAAGCGATTCTGCACCGATACAAACAAGTATTTTGTAGTCTTTTAATTCATTTTCTATGTCTAAATCAATATCTTTTTTAAGAATCTTTTCTTTAGCACCAGAATGAAGATACTTTACATCATATTCTACATTTTTCAGATATTTATCAATAATTTTATTTGCATCTTTTTCTGCTGTACTTGGAAATACAAAACATACATCACTCATTTTAAGTAAGCCTCCGCTTGTCTCTGATTTAAATCACCCGCATCTATGCCTACAGGAAGTTTGATATTACGTGAACTAATATTTTTAGTATCAAGAGCATTTGAAATTTTAGTAGCAGCCATTTGACCAGGTGCATCTGGATCCATAAGAATATCAACTCGTGTTACGCCAATACGATCAAGAACTTCTAGTTTTTTACGACTAAAATTAGAGGCTCCAAATATACAGAGCGTATTTTTATAGCCTAGTTGCCACATATTTAGCATATCAAATATTCCTTCAACAAGAATTACATAGTTTGTGTTTTTTACTTTATCTAGAGGAAATAATATATCTGATACTCCTGCACCTTGAGGACGGCGATAGTATTTAGGTTTACCTGAAACCATACCTGCATATCTTCCTTCTATAAACTTAAGTTTACCAAATTGATACACCGGAATGCAAATATAATCCTTCAGCCCTAAGTGCTGAGTTGTGAATGCTTGGAATTCTTTCATAACACTTCCTGATATACCTTTAAACTCACCAGCGTAAAGATGTCTTTCTTCAGGAAGATGTATCTCATCTAATTCAATAACTTTCCTAATCTTGTCTTTAAGTTTTTTTAGTTTATAAGGTTGTTTACTATCAACATCAAGTCTAACAGTTTCACCAATAGATACCATAAACTTTGTAATACCTCCTGAAAAACCACAACTCCAACAATGAAAAACATTTTTCTCAAGGTTGTATGAAAGACTTGGAGATTTGTCTATATGTTCACCGCTTGTGCATGAGATCAGAATTTCTTCTGGATTATTAGTTTTTCTATACTCAATCCCTCTGCGATTCAATAGTTCAATCAAATCCATTATACATTCCACTTAGATTTTTCAATAACTGCGTGTTTAGCACCTTCAATAAAATCTCTGTCTTCTTCTGATAAAACAGACCAGAATCTACTTAATGACAAACAATGATCCCATACTTCCATGTTTGAGTCGTTATCTTTTCGATGATAATTGGATTCCATCCAGGTTTGTAATTGATCTATTCGATCTGTAAGTTTTTGTCTTAAATCTGTCATAAATCTTTAGCCTTTTCTTGTTTATCAGATCCGAACTTAGCTGCATTATGTGGTTTCTCACTGATTGTATCTGATAAATTTGGGTTAATTTTTACACACGACCAATCCATATGAACATCAAAGCTCATGTGTTTACCGTTTCGCATTTTAGTAGTATGAATTGATATCTTATTCTCTAAACTTCGATCATCTCCTTCTGGTGGAGGAAAAAAGTTAAAGCTTCTGTCAGCTGAATCAAGGATGCCTTTAGCAAATCTGGCCTCGCCTGTAGCATCGATTTGGTAAGGAGAAAGCATAGTAATATCGTATTTACGTGATAAAGATTTAAGATTATCTGCAATTGTAATCTGTGTTTGCCAATCTTTTTGATTTTCATGTTTTACAATATTGATATAGTCTACAACACCCATATTAAAGTTTGGGTATTTCGAAGAAAACATATTACAGTAGTGATCAATACGATTTAGTGTTAAAGACTCATCATCAATCATAAAAAACCTGTTGTCTTTTAGTTCTGGTTTTTCGATCTTTACACGCTTTTCAAAGTTTTTGTAGTCTTTTGTGTATTCAAGATTTTTTAATAACTCATCAACTTTTTCTGAAGGTTTATAAAATGTTTCAAACTTTGCTTTAGCTAATTTTAATTTTTGTGTATCAGATAGCTTATTCCTAAATATATCAAGAAAAGGAACTTCCGAAACAATAGATAATACTCTATCATAAACTTCTTTATACCTCATTTCAATAGTAAAGAAAGCAGTTGTATTACCCTGTAAAAATCTATTAAGTGCTAAATTAAGAGAAATGATAGATTTACCAGAACCACGTCGCCCACCGAGAAGAATTAGTTCTTGAGTAGCAAAACCACCGTTGATAGCATCAAACTCAGAAGACAAGCCGGAAGGATATATTCTAAAATCGTCTTCGGAAGGAAAAAAGTCTAACTCTGCTACATCATAAAGCTCGTCATCATGTGGAATTGCTTGATTTAGATGTAAAAGATGATTTTGAAACTTATCAACTACTTCTACTTTTTCTAAATCATCGAGATCATCAACTAGCTTATCCATGAAATCAATAGTTTCATCTCGAATATAATAATCTTGTAATTGAGCTATTAAAAACTCATCTTGAATCTGTTCATTTTGATTATCTTCTGAACAAATTTGGTTTTCAATATACTCTTGAAGTCCTGTGTCTTTTCTCAGCGTAAGAATCTCGTCTGTAGACGGCAGACGAGTGTTGGCTTTGTAAAAAGATTTTATCTTATCAAACAATATAGAATTAATACCAGTAAAGTATTGATTCAATAATTTAGAGTATAGATCATTACTCTGCGTATCTAGTAGTCTACGCAGAGTAAGTTTTTGTAAGTCAATTGCCATTAACCAGCCTTAACAGGGAAAAGTTTATCACGAGTTACAGTTTTATACCCACCATAATCATCGTTTTTATAGATTAAGTAAGATTCTCTACCAGTTTCTTCAATTACTTTATCAATTTTTTGACGATGTAGCAAGAGAGAATCAAGTTTCCATGTAGCAAATTGTTGTCCTTCAAGAAGCCAGTATATTTCATAGTGAACTCCTTTTTCTGGTTCAGCAAATTTACCACATAAACCAGTTTTTGGGTCAGGGTTAAATGAAGCAAGCTCTATCCATTTTTGTTTACCATTTTCAAGGTATTCAAGATACTCTTCATCATATACTTCACGTATAGTTGCAAAACAATTTTCAGGCGCATAGAACACTTTATCATTTTTATTAAAACGAACCTCAAGATCTTGTACTACATGATCTACTTTTGCAGCCTTACCTTTTCCACGAGCACGAATAGGAACATTCATCTCCATAAGAATGTTCTTAACGCGTTGTGGAGAAATGTAGTTGCGTTTAGCAATGGCAGATTGAGAATCACCACTTAGATAATCGTCTGCAATAGACTGCTTTTCAGTTTTTGAAAAAATCTTTGAACGAGCTTTTTTCTTTAAATCAGCTTCACGTTCTTGTCTGTCATGGAAATCTTTTATGATTTGATCAAGACGTTTTGTATTATAAGCAATACCAAGATGTTCACAAATAGACTTTTTAGTCTTTTTTGCTTTAATCATCCAGATAGCTTGACGAATTTTTGCCTCTGTAATTTCTGCCATAGATATCTCCTGTTATTATTAGTAATAATAACATAACTGAGTGCAATTAGCAAGATGTCATTTAATGGGTAATGAGGTCATCATCTGCAAAGAACAAATCACAGATGGCGTTACGGACTAGCCCTGTTTCAGTGTAAACTATCGTAAATTTTTCATTAAAAAAACGATTAGTTCTATACAGTTTTTCAACATAAAAAGATGAGTTATAGGATTCAATTAAACTATTAAATTCATCTGTTTCAGGCTCAATATGTGGATAGTAGTTTTTAGCCATCTTTTCAAAGTAAGAGGCTCTATCTTTTGGGTGTAAAGAAAGAATAGTATCTATTAGTTCATCAGACAAATCTTCAAGAATTATTGAGGTCATATAAATAAGGGATGGTGTTTCCACCATCCCTCCTTAACAATCAGAAAGTTAAGAGCGAGAATTACTCACTTGCAGCTTTAGGTGTGTAATCTGCACAGCTCAGGCCACGACGTGTAAGCACTGTTTTTACTCCACGAACAGTTTTATCGAATGAAGTTGCAATCTCTTCAACTGTTTGATCAAGCATATCTTCGATACCTTCATAAGGATCTGACTTAACAGTCTTTTTATCACGCTGAGGAGCCTTGAGGCCCATTGAAAGAAGCTTACCACGAATGGAGTTAACAGAACGACCCATTGCATCAGCAACTTCTTCAAGGTAAGAACCACCTTCAACCATAGATGTGATTGTTGACTCTTCTTCTTCAGAATAAGTGCGTGGTGTTACTTTCTTTTCAGCTGGCTTGACGTGAGCTGTCATTTCCAGTGAAAGAGCCTTACCGTTAATCTGGCGTGCTGTGAATTTACCATCCATGAAAGAATCGGCAATTTCTTCAGCAGTCATGTTGCCAGAATTGGCTTCTAAAAATGATGCCAGAGCATCAGTTTCGTCAGCTGAGAATACAGGTGCTGCACCTGGCTTCTTTGGTACGTCATAGCCCAGCTTGCGAAGCTTTGCTGTGACTGACCGACGTGGAAAATCGAACTCACCCATCAGTGATTCGATAATATCTTCAGTTACTCCTGAACCTGCAACATCGTGCATACGAGTAACCATTTCATCAGTGTATTCAAACTTAGACATGTATTGTTCCCCTCGAACATTAAGTTTTGTTGAATTTTCAAGAGTTTTCTTAATCTCTTGACTTTATATAGAGATATTACAGAAAAACTTTATAACAAGCAACTGAAATATGACAGTATATGGTGACTTGGTTGTTTTTCTTTTTATTAAAAATCACCGCTTAAGACTTCTTTTTGGCTTGACCAATAATCGATAATGGTTACACCAAGAGTAACAGCACGCTTATATTTAGATGATGTTGTATCACCACCTGTAATAAGAGCATAACAATCTTTAGTGACTGTTGATGTTACTTTAAATCCTTTGTTTTCGAGACGATCTGCAAGATCGCCGCGAGTCATATCCAGCTTTCCTGTAATACACACTTTGCGAGCAGGAGCTCCAACTGTTTCTTCAACCGTGACATTTTGTTCTAGTTGAAGAGGCAAGGTTAAAACCCACTCTTCGTTTTCGTCTAACCAAGATAAAACTGAATCAACAGTAGAAGGGCCAATACCTTTTATTTCTGTGGTTTCAATATCTCTTAGATTTCTGAATGCTGGAATCTTGCTTATAATTAATTTAGAAGCACGTCTACCAACTCCAGGAATGCCAAGGGAAGCAAGAACAATATCATAAGGTTTGGTTTTTGTTCTTTCAATCTCAGCTTCGACTTTGGCACCGTTGGCACCAAGTTTTGCCCAAGGTTGATCATCAAATATGTCAACTGGGTGTGTTAGTCCCATTCTCTTAACAGAGGCAGGTCCTAATCCTTTAATATCAATAGTTTTGATAAAGTGTTCTAAAACTTTTGATGTGTTAATGTTATTACGATCTGCAACCAATAGTCTAGGACCATCTCGTTTTGTTTGCTGACCAATAGTCTCTTCTGCGTGATTTTTTGTAATCTTAATACCGTGTTGAGAGTGTTGCATTACACCAATAAACTTTGGTATAACACCACCAGCACGCTCGATTTGAATTAGATCACCTAAACCTAAATTGTGTTCCTCAATAATACCTATATTATGAAGAGTGACACGAGAAATAGTAGCATCATCAATCACAACAGGATCTATAACTCCTGTAGGGTTTACAGTTCCAGTGCGACCTACAACCCACAATACGTCTTGTAGAGTGGTGATAGCAACTTCTGTCATACGCTTTTTGAGAGCTACAGCAAATCGTGGATATTTAGAAGTATATCCAAGCTGTTGTGATTTTTCATATGAGTTACAACGATAAACTATTCCATCTTTTGGATAATTCCAAGCACGTTCTTCTAGAACTGTAAAGAATCCCATTGCTGTTAGAATTTTCATACGAGGTTTATAGTCCATATCAATTCCGAGCCAATCGTGTGCTATAAAATTAATATTTCTATCTTTAAACTCGTATGCAGATTTTAATCCTAGTGCGCCTGAGACATAGTTTCTAAAGTTTTCAACTTCATTGTCTGTTACACACTCACCGTTGACAACAATCTCATCAAATTCAGTATCTATACGGTGAGGAACATTTTTAATCCATTCTGCAAGATGAGTTACATCTTCACCTTGCTCGCCATTACCGCGAGTGATAGCTAATTTAAGCTTGCCTCTGCGATAAACTAGTGTAAGATTTGAACCGTCAATTTTTGGTAGAATCACATCCATCCAAGATTCTACTTCTTCTTCACCTTCATAAATTTTGCGAAGTGAGTACAACTTATAAGGATGAGTAATTTTACCAGCTGCTCCGCCAACACCAAGAGTTGGAGAGTCATAGTCTCTCCACCCTTGAGCAGATTCCATAGTCTCAAGTTTATCATACAGTTGATCATATTCCGCATCAGACAGAGTAGGTGCAGATAAATCATAGTAAGCATGATTATGTTTTTGGATAAGTTGTTTAAGTTCTTTGTAATTCATATAAAGAATATAACAGAGAAATTAAGTAAGAATCAATAGAAAACTCGAAGTATTACGAGTTTTCTACCATTTTAATTAAGTCTTCAAGATACCAACGAGCTTTTTTAAGATCTTCAAGCTGTTTTTGTTTATCTTCATGTTTTAAGTTATATCTAGTAACATATTTGATTACATTACCTTGAGAAAAGCCCATATTCCATGAATCAATATATTTGGTTGTTTCAATACCTTTATTATAGTGAGGAGGATGATTAACCATATCCGTATCACTGGAGAAGTTATTTTGTTTCTCTGGGGATTGAATTACAACGCGAGTAAGAGGTTCTCCAAAAGGTCTAGAATAGATAGTTTTTCCTCCATCTGGAGATTCATATATCTTTCTGTTTCTATTTTCTAGGTTTTTCCAAGCTCTTTCCTCTAATTCATTAGCAATTTTTTTGTCTTTTTGCTCTTCTTCTTGTAATCGTCTTACCATATACTGTTCATATGTTTCTCTCATGTGTTCTCCTATTTAGAGTGAGGTGGCATTTTTGTTTCTACAAACCAAACATGCTGACGTATTTTAGGGTGATACTTTTTCATACGAAGTTTAACTCCGTTTCTTAGTTGGTTCAGAGTTTTTGGATGAATGAAATGATATGAAGCAGAGTTTCTTTTTTCTCCTTCAGGAATCATCCATACCTTATTATTTCTATTCTTTTTTGCAGCCATCAAATTATTTTTTCTTTTACAGCTTTTAAAAGCTTCTGAAGATTCTCTTTTTTATTAAGATTAACACCATCAACCTCAATTTGAAGAATTTCTTCAAGTTCACGAAGCATAACCTTAACAGTTTGAGAACGATCTTCTTCTTCAATTATTGGTTTTTCGTAAATCTTTAATTGAACTAACTTACTTATAACACTTCTATAACCTTTTGAGAAATGTTCAGCTAATTTAAATACGTCTTTTTGACCGTCTTCAGTATAAAGCTTTATCAGCTCTGCTTCTTGTTCATCATTCCATGCTTTTACGCTCATTTTTACTCCAGTTCTAATTCTAATTGCTTGCTCCAAACATATTGTTGAGCAACAGCGTCGCTTGCATCTTCTAAAAGAGGGATCAAGGAACTAACTTCATCTGCAGGAATTGAGAATCCAGACTTAGTTGGATACCACTGACCTGTATCTCCATCCATTGAATATTCTCTAATATGCAGGTACAATTTTTCTCTAAATTCATTTATTGTAACTTTCACTGCGTTACCATTAGGTTTGTGAAATGCGGTTCCAAAATCTATATTCATATAATTTCTATTTTATCTGTATTAATAAAGTTTTTCAACCAGTTAGATACTGGGTATGCTTTAAAAACTTGAACCAATGAGTATCTAGTTTTATCTAACGATTGATTAACCATACCGTGTCCTACTAAGTCAGGATCAAATATAACTGTTTCTCCAGTTTTTAAGCTAAACTGTTCTATCTCATTATTTAATTGAAACTGATAGATAAAATCATCATTACCAGTTAAGGCGGTAACTGCTCTTAATCTAAAATCATCATTTGTTTTTGCGTTAATATTATTATCGTCTGTGTGAATAGGGATAATTTGACCAGGTTCTTGTTTATGTACTCTTATACGGGTAGTTTCAAACTCAAAAAAATCAATAAGGGATTTACATAAATTATAGTATTTAGTGTAAGTAAAATCTTCTGGATACTCAATAGATTTACGACGATAAAAACTATGAGCATTTCCATCAACGCTCTTAATTGCTACTGCATCAACATTACCTGCTAAATCATAATCGTCATGAGGTTTAAAAGTGAGTTTTGATAGCCAAGAGTTATCAAAAACTAACTTTGTCTTAGCAATCATAAGCATATAAATAATCCTTTAATTTATCACCTTCTACAGGTCTGTCTAAGTAGTCTTTTCCTAAAATCCAAATATTTGGATTTTTATTATTAATTTGTTGTAGCCAATTTTCGTAACTGCTTTTAACACCTTTTAGTCCTCTTGTATATTGTGCTCCAACTGTGTGAAAAGCGTTACTCCACCATATGACAGAATCTTCTTCAGGAGTGATTTGAGAAGTTAGCTTTTCTGGCGCCTCACATATATCACAATGAATGAAAGAATGATTTAGATTTTTATATCTATCCCAATGATCTTTAATATCTTTTTCAGATCCCCACCACTCTAGCTCTCGTTCCCATAGCTGATTTCTACTTAATTTTTGAGTTTCATTCCCACCTGTTTCATTAATTTGAAATTTCTTTTGTGCATAGTCTAAAAATAAAGGATAATCTTCGCCATTCCATTCTTTTAGTAATAACTTTTTAAAAGCTAAAGCAGCCTTGCTATAGTCGTAATACACTATCTCACAATTATCAGTAAATCCGTAATGATTTAATATCATATTAGGTTTAAAACTAGCAGCAACTGCATAGAGTTTTTTAATAGGTTTATCGATAGGGACATACTTTAGATCTGCATAATTTTCTGTATTCCAAAAAAATACACATTGTTGAGCGTAGTTAACTATATTAGTTATCCATGAAAGTTGATGCTCTAACTCTGCAGCACTGGTCGTAGGGTAGATATACTCTTTAGACTCGCGAATTTTTGGATGAAAATTGTATACCGTCAGATCATTTTGCAAACTAACATTGATAAAGTTCCAACCATCAACTAGAGGTGTACATATAGTTAGTTCTTCTGTTGGTTTTAAAGATAATGGTGTATAATCATCATGAATATTTTTAGCATGTCTCTCAGCCTTGACCACAAACTCTTCTCCACTATTTTTGTTACCAAAGACTGGTTTATCAAATTTTTTATAGTAGTTTAAATTAACCAACATACACTGCTTATGTAATCCATAATAACCTTCTTTGCCTGTTGGATTATTAAGGTTCTTTTTATTTTTATCCATAATATGTCCTGTAATAAAAAAATCTTGTTTTTCTATCCATTTCTCGATAAAAGTAAAAAACAAGGCATCTTTAATGATATGACCAACAGATTGAACTATACAGTAATCAACATCATGTTCTAAGGCTTCATCTAATACATCGTTAATATTATTCTTAACTATAATTGGGCCAAAGTATTTAAATCTTGTAAAAAACTCAGTAATTTCTTTATTTTTTTCTGCTTGAGTTAAGTTATTAGATATACGAGTATCGTCATAAATCCCAACTACATAATTTTTATTTTTACCCATAATTCGTTTCATAACTTCTTATTACCAGCTCTTCAAATTCTTTAGTTTTTACTCCGTGAACAATAATATGGTATCTATCTTCATCAGAATCATTGATATATGCATGTTCATTGCCAACGTCTAACATCATAGCAGTTCCTGGTTTAAATGGGACAAAACCTTCATGACCCTTCATTTTCATTTTACATCCTTTAGGATGATTAAGTGCCATGTTAATAGGAGATAATTTATGGATATCAGTATCTACATGAGGAGTGATGAACCCTCCAGGCTCTAATAGCATGAATCTTACTCTAAAATATTTTTTATAGGGAAAGACGTTTTTAAAAAAAGCAACTGTGTTAGGACACAACCCTGATATCTCAGTCCAGCGGTATGGAGTTTCATCATTAGATTTATATCCATATTGTTCATAATGATTAGTCTTTTCTGATGAAATACCATGAATAGCTAAACTGCGCCAACCCTCATGTCTGTAACCACCTGTCCCATCTTGATCACGATGTTTAACAAACTTGTCTTTTAATGCAACAGCTTCTTTTAACATAGATTCATGATTGAAGTCTATATTAAGTTTTAGCCAAGGCAACCCGCTATCATTAACAATCCAGTTAAAATCTCTCATTAATATATATCTAACAATTCTTCATCAAAAGCAAAACTAGTTCCACAACCACATGAAGCACGAGCTCCAGGATTATCAACTTTGAGAAGCTTATTCATCCCTTGATCTTCTAAGTCTATAGTAGTTCCGTATAAAAATTGTAAAGATTCACGATCTACTAAAGCTGGCGGTGATTCCGAAAACTGAATGTCTTCGTCTGTAATTTCTGAAGCCACATCAAAAGCATAATTAAAACCTGAGCATCCTCCACCGTAGACTGAAAACTTAAAATATTGTCCTTCTTCCAAATTCTGAGTAATAAATATTCTAGCTTTAGGAGTAATTTCTGGCAACTGACCAGAATAAGACTCATCAATAATTGGAGCGTTTCCATGAAAATCTTGTAATACTTTATCTGCAAGAGATGGTTGATGATTATCTAAAACCTTTTGAGCTAGTCTTGCAATTTCATTTTCATCTTTAGTTTGCTCTAGTTCTGCTTCAAGTTCAGCAAACCATTTATCTATTTCTGATTCGGAAGGGGCTTGATTCTTTTCCATGTGTGTTCTCAATAATTTCTATATAAGATTTAGCAACTGTTTCCCAAGTATTTGGTAATTCAACTTCGTTTGCTCTTTTAAAATACTCTTCTTTATCATGTGAGTGATAGATCCATTGTAACATTTTTTGTAAAGAATGTCCATCTGGCTCGTTCATAAATGTATGAGAATTCATCATGGTAAAAGAGTCACCTGGTTTTTGAGCAAAAACTTCTCCAGAAGTGATATCTATAGGAGATGGCTTAGTTTGCACTCTTAAACCAATATCATCTGGTATAAAATCTTGGTGAGGACCTTTATCTGGTAAAATAGGTAAACAACCACAGGCTACAGCTTCTTGGATATGCATACCAAATCCTTCTGCTCTATAAGGGTGCACAACAACTTTAGACGCTGCGAACAACTCTGACATATCTTCATCAGATAGCACACTATCAATATACGTTACTTTAGCACATCCAGTCTTATACTGCATTTTAACTATCTCATTTAGTACATTGTTCTTACCATAAATTTGTGGATTGTCTTTAATAATAAGTCTGGCATTATCATAAGATTTAAAACTTTTATGCCACGCATTTATAAGAATATCTAAACCTTTTCTCCATTGAGAATTACCGACATAAACAAAATTAAATTTGCTCGAATCTATTCCAAATTTGTTTGTAGGTTTTGCTTCCTTATTAAATACTTTATCGTTATAACCATTTGGGATAGTGCTAATCTTTTGAGGATCTAGACCTCCTCTGATTGCAATATTTCTTATATAATTTGAAGGAACAATAATATGGTCAGCAAAAGTTTCCCATTTATGTTGCCATTCAAAAGGTAACTTTGGGTATTCCCAAGGTTGAATGTAAATTACCTTAGTATTGTCATGTGAAGGCCACTGCCATATTGGTGGGTAAGAGTGTCTAATTTGAATATCTAATCCACCTTGTTTAGGATGTTCTTTTTCCGTAAGGGTTTTTATCTTTTTTATAATATGTTTACTTACTCCATAAGCAGGATCATATGAATCTAAAGGAGTGACATAGACATCATGACTATTACTTAACTCAATTGCTAGGTTACGATTAATGATAGTAAGTGAGTGATTATCGTAAAATTTACCGACTATTTCAATCTTCATTAGTAAGCTCTCCCAGCAAATTGTTTAATATAATTTTCAACCTCATCATGAGGTACAGCAAATAGTTTAGGCCATTGAGAACCACCTAGTCCTGAAGTTTTAAAATTTTCTAATTCATGATAGTTATCCCAAGTAACTTGAGACCAAATTTGATAAAAAGGATCTTTTTCAACTAAATCAGAATGCCCGATATTATTGATCTTTTCATGCAATTCATTATCAGGTCTACACAAACTCCAGTGTAGGGCAACTAGAGGACTCATAAGTCTGTTATTTCCTGCAGCAGATTTGTCTGTCCATCTTGCATAGGTATAAGTGCTATCTTTAGATGTAACAACTCCTTGATTCTCTCCAAAAAATGGACAATCATTTTCATCAGCTATGACTAAAATTTGTGAATTGCCTTCATCATCTGTAACAACTTTGTAAGGAGTAGCCCAAGTCATACAAATATCTCTTGTATCAAAGTAAGGTTCTGCTATTGGACAAAAATCGTAAAAGAAATCTTTTGCATTTACTAATACTTCATCAGCATCAAAAGAAAAGATCCAATCATAAGAACATTGAGATTTTAAAAAATTACGTTCATAATTATCATTTTCAATTGCAACCTCAGATTGATGAAAGTCCTCTTCAATGATTGAGATTTTTCCATCACCATCAATTTTAGATAAATCGTTCCACAGTGCATTCTCATCTATAGAAAATGTATTTCCGCTCCATGTTATACGATCTTTATCTATACCTAGTATAATTTCATCAACATAATTGTAATAGCGTTCAATTGATTTTGGTAAAAATCGATTTGCATCATATGATATTAAACTAATCGCACTTTTTTTCTTAGTCATTTTTTACCTGTGTATTATTTGAGGTTTTAGTATCTGTTTTTGAAACAGCTTTTTTGACAAAACCGAATATCCGAATACCACTATAGTATTTAGTTGCATCAGCGTTGCTTCCAGATACTCTTTTTTCGTTGAACTGTGAATTAACACTATTAGAATACTTAGTGATAGCGTCATTTAGATGATTAGCATGAACATGGTTTGATTGTTGACTAAATATTACAACTGAGCTTTGAGTGAGACTTGGTAATACATGGTTAAAAAACTCTTCATATGAAGCTTCATCTACTGGTGAAATATCAAAAAAACATACATTAAATTTATTTTTTGGTAAATCTGCTTTTTGAAAATCTGATTCAATAATTGATATAGACTCTCCATTTACTACATCAGGTTGTAGCCTATATGTATTAATATTAGCATCAAGTTGAGACTTCATATTATCCCAGATGTAACCTTCAGGTGCCCACTTATTAGGTTCTCTGTCATCATATTTAAAGTTATCTACACCAACTGCAGTAACATCATTTCCACGAGCAGCAGAAATTAAAGTAGCACCTTTGTAACATCCAATTTCTAAATAGTTTACTTTTTCTGCCGCACATAAATTATTAATTAAACAACGTAATCTGATAGAGCTAAGTCCAAATAGATCTCGCTCTCTTTCTGTTAATTTAGACTTTTCATTATCTGCCATTTCAAGCGAGGCTTTGACCCACTCATAATTTAACTTACCCATTATTTTCTCCTATTAAAAATATACTTATCTAACAAATAAAACGGTATACAGAACATCAAAAACAATACCCAAAAAACCATCAACGGTATTAACCATACTACACTAACACACAAGGCTAGCACGATTAATGTTGTGACTAAAGGACCTGCTTTTTCACGTTGTTTGTGTATAGAATTTGTTAACTCATCTTTAGTTATATACACCTTATCCATTTTTTATCTCCTTGTCCAGCGTTTTATAAAAGTTTGAGTTTGCCCATTTCGTCTGTAGTCGAGCGAGGTTTCTCATTTCCATCTTAAGTTTAGACTCATCCTTTATTCGCTTATTATCTCTTGATTCATGGTGAAAGATTCGTACAGGTATTTGATAGATGTGAAAACCATTTTGTCTTCCTGTAAGGCAGTAATCAACGTCTCTGTTGTATGTCCACTCAAAGGAGGGGTCAAAGTCGCCCACGGAATTGATAAACTTCCGTCTAATGTAGCAACCTCCAAATGTTGTCCATGCCACCTCCCTCGTGGAATCGTACTGTCCTGTATCAATCTCCAGCTCTGACTTAAATGTTCCCCCGTTCTCAAGAACCAACCCACTTCCAAAGTGATCTGGTCTTTCATCACTGAATTTGCCTCCTGCACATTGAATGTAATATTTGCCACTCTTGTCTCTTGCAGGGTACAATAGCAAACAACCAAACATTCCTGCTTTTGGATATTGCTCGACATATTCAAGCACCTCCTCAAACCAGCCGTCATGATGCGGAGTCATGTCGGCATGTAAAATAAAAATGTCGTCTTCAGGAAACTGATTCCACATTTTTTGAAACATTAGGTCAGAACCAATGCCTGCTACGTCTCTTTCATAATGTATATCTAATTCCCAAAATAAGTCTTTGTGTTCTTTTATTTCTTGTTCATATACATAGGGTGTTATGATTTTTACGCTCATATAAAATTATACTCTTTATGTTTCATATCATTTAATTTTATTTTTTAAATTATTAATTCGCTGTTGTAACCAATTTCTAATTTTTGGTTTATTGTTATTTAATTCAAGGTTTTGTAATTCAGTTTCAAGGACTCTTAGTAACATCCATTCATAACTAGATAACATTAGATTAACTTATCCGTCCATGTTTTAGGGGTTTCATCAGTTGTAAATTCTAATTGTAAATGATATTCAAACTCTTTTGGCTCCATCCCTTTTATCCATCCGACCATGTCTTTAATAGACTGATCTACTGTAATTGAAGCATTATAATTGAATTCTTTTCTAATTTTATCTGAAGAACAATAGGCGTTTTTAACCTCTCTGGGTCTATCAGGAAAGTGGTTAAATGATGGATATATTTCACAATAGTGTCCTACTTTATAAGCTAATTGTTTGATTGAAATCTCATTATCATCAGGACCAATATTAAATATTTGTCTTGCAATGTCTCTATCAGTTGTCATCATTTTGTATACAGCTTCAATACAATCCAAAACATTTGAAAAAGACCTTGTTTGTTCACCGTCACCGTAAATAACGATTGGTTTACCTTGAATACAACGATTAATCATGATTCCCACAACGTTTCTAAAAGGATCATAATATCTCTGACCAATACCAATTACGTTGTGTGGAACAACTGTTACAAAATTTAGTCCGTGAATTTCGTTTAACATCTCAAGGTGTTCTTCAGCTTGGGCTTTCGCTAATCCATAAGGATCTACAGGTTTACGAATCATATCTTCTGTAAAAGGTGGTTGTTGATCTCCATAGCGAGCCATAGAAGAACAATTAATTAAAAGTCTTACATCATTAGCGATACAAGCTGAAGCTACAGATACTGTTCCAGATACGATTGAATTGACAGTGATTGCAGGAGAGAAAACACTTAAACCTTCATAAGGAAGTGCCGCAGTATGAAATACACAATCAGCTCCTTCACATATTTCAGTTAATAGAGCAGTATCTTGAATATCTCCTCTGATATATTGAGCGCGTTCAGGAACATTACCCTCAACACCGCCTATCATATTATCGATTCCTACAACTTCATAACAACCTTTATTGATTAAATAACGTGCGTAAGTACTTCCTAGAAGACCAGAAATACCTGTAATTACTACTTTTTTCTTTTTCACCAAACAAACTCCTTTTTATAGTGATTGACTAACTCTATAATGTCTCTGTCAAAATCATGTTTTGGTTCCCAACCTAACTCTCTTAGAGGTTCGCATGAAATTGCATATCTTTCATCTTGTCCTGGTCTTTCATAAGAGAAATCACAATAATCATTTATTTTAGGTAGAGACCTATTGATTCTACCTAAAAAATAAGATTTTAAAATTTTGTGAACTGTATCAATGTTCCTCTGCTCGTACTGTGAAGAAATATTAAAAATACGATTTCTCTCTGCTTTTTCATAGAGTAACAGAATAGCCTCTGCTGTATCTTCAGAGTGAGTCCACGTTCTGTAAGGTTTACCCATGTTGTGAAGTTTTATTGATTTTCCCCGTGTCAGTCTTTTTACAGCAAGTGGAATTAATTTTTCTGGGTATTGATAGAAACCATAATTGTTGGAGGGTCGAGCGATTACATATTCTAACCCATGAGTTCTTGCCCAGCTTTGAATTAACAGATCAGCTGCAGCTTTAGATGCAGAATAGGGGTTAGACGGATTTAACACAGCAGACTCATCAAACTCACCTTCAATAATATCACCGTAAACTTCATCAGTAGATATTTGGAAAAATAAAGGTTTATCAGAACGAATTACAATCCTATTATTTACAAGTTCTAAGAGATTTCTTACACCATCAATATTAGATTGAATAAAGTTTGAGCAGTTTTGATTTCCAATATCAACGTCAGACTCAGCAGCAAAATTAAATATGACATCACACTCTGGAAGCCAGTCAATATCTTTGATGTCTCCTTGAATGTAAGTAAAAAAATTACGATCATAGTATAAATGAGCAAAATTTGCAACGTGTGTTGATTTATCAATTCCATACACTCTCCAGCCTTTACTTAAGAGTAGTTGTGTAAAAGTTGTACCTATAAATCCTGCAAATCCTGTAATAACTGCTATCTTATTCATTACCATCCTCAAATATAGGAAAACATATAATTTTTTTGTACAACTCCACAGAATTAGATAATCCTCTTAAAGGGTGATAGTACTTTTTGCAATCTTCATCTGGAAAGTCATTTTCAGTCATTTGTCTTTCAAATATATAAGGCAAACAAGAGGGTAAAAAATTATCTTCGTCTGAATAGTTTGGAAATACAGTTCCTTGAAATTGTTTATTAATTTCAAATAGTTTATTGAAATAATTATCAAGCAGTTTTTTCTGTAAATCATCAATATTAAACGAATCCCAATATTGAAGAATTGCGGAAGCAGAGATTTCACTCATCTTAAAATTACTTCCTCTTTCATTAAATTGTCCATTTACCAATCCAAAATTACAAGCAATTCTAACACCTTCTTCAAGGTGTCTATCTATGATAGCTAAACCTCCTTCTCCGAATCCTAAAGGTTTTGTATGATGAAGTGATACAAAAGATGCCTGTCCTAAATTACAAGTATTTATTCCGTTGTAAAACGTATAAGGAGTTGCAGCGTTGTCAAATATAATTATTTTTTTGTGTTCTTGAGCATACAACAAAATATTATCAAGATCTTGAACGTTTCCAAAACAGTTTGTTACTATATAGATTTGACCGTAATTATGAGCAAACTCATCATAAATATTCATATTACAGTTTTGATCTACATCGACAATAATAGGACCGGTAGCTGGACCCTGAGATGACGAAGGAAAAGTAAAATCTTGTGTAGCTACTCTCAGATTAGAATTATTTTGTCTCATCATTGCAAATAGAATAGCATGAAGTGCTGATGTTCCTGATGATGTTGCTACAATAGCCTTTGATTCAGAAATTTTTAACATCTCACGAGCACGAGTTTCAAGCTCATTTATAGCCCAGCCACCGTTAGTAAACTGATTAGTTTTATGAGCTGGTTCTAAATATCGTGTAAGAGTCGAATAGTCGATCTTTTTATGAGCTACGTATTGCATCGTAAATAGTTTCCCAATTTATGTAAGGTGTTATGCAATTGTCTTGTAAATGAGTTGCGTGACCAGGTACAGGACATAAAGCTCCTACTTGTGCAAAGGCTTTCCAAGTCCAAGTAT